CCCCGTTACGTGTAACGTGCCGTCGATCTTGACCGCGCCTTTCAAGGTGATTTGTCCGCTGGTCACGTTTACGGCGTTATCCGTAACGACCGCCGTACTGCTGCCGACCTTGATCGTCACCGTCCCGCTGGGCAAGGTGATGGTGTAGCTCTTGGCCGTCCAGTCGTAGACCAGCGAGCCACCATCATCAAAACGCCACACCTCGACATGGTCGCGGTTATCCGGCGGCGCGCCGGCATTGCCGTACAGCCCAGGAATAAACGTACCTTGCGACACATCACCGCTGGCACTGACTAGCGTGCCCTGCTCGCCCATGCTGGGCGCGCGCCAGTGCCGGGCCTTGCCGGCGGCAATGCTGTGCCAGCGCACCCAGGCGCTTGTCCAATCGCCATCCGATACGCGGCACACCGGCGGCGAGGCGGTCAGGTCCACCGCCACCACATAACAATCCTTGACCACGCCGGCCAACATGCGGTCATGCTGGGCGCTGGCGTAGCCGCTCATGTGCGCTTGTCCAGATCGAAGTCTTCAGCCGGGACAAACTCGTCTTTGACGTCGTCGTTAAAGCCAAACAGCAACGCGCCCGGCGCCTCGTCCGGCCATGGCCATTCAAGCTCCCCGACCTCAAAGTTTTGCGTCCACTGCACCGACCACATGGCGAATTGCTCCAGCTCCAGGGTCGGGGCCTCCGGTTGCGCGTGAACGTTCTCAGCGGGCCCTGTGACAAACTCCAGGCCCCACCACTGATCCTTGAGGACCGTCGCCATTTGCGTCGCCAGAATCGACGCCTGAAGCGAGGCCTTGGGCCGCGTGGCGTCGATCAACACACAGGACTGAAAACGCCCGACCAGCGCGACCTTACCGGTGCCGCGATCGACGCCCGGGGTAATGTCAGTCAACCCGAACAACAGCGCCGGCACGCGCACTTTTGCATCCAGCTCAGGAAACGCCTCGACCTGCACCACCCGGGGCATCGCCGCGCGGAACGTGTCGGCAATGGCCTCATGAAATGTCGTCAGTTCGCTCATCGTTCGCACTCAGTACCAGATCCACCATGCCCGCACCATCAGGCCTTAGGCGGCTGACCATGTAAGGACCGCCGCCCAGCTCGGGCGGCAGCTCGACGGTTAGAAGATGGCCTTTCTTGACCCCCTGCACGTCGATCACGCGCACGGTCAGGGTCGGCTCCAACACCTCATCGGCATTGATCACGCTCCCCAGGCGCAGGCCCCGCCCCTGGCCGCCGCCGATTTCGGCGCCGACAAAGGGCGAGACAAAGGCGCCCGACACCGACCGGCCATCGGCCAGCGTGACCGGATCACCCAGGCGACTCACCAGCAAGGCGTCCATGCGATCGGCCACCGCCCGAAAGCGCCCGGGCTCCATTACTGCACCAACAGGGCTTCAGCGATGCCGCCCGACTCGTCAGACAGCAATTTGCCGAACGGCACCGAGTCCGGGGTATCAGCAGCGACCAGCGCACCGGCCAACACGCTGACCTTGGCGCCCTGCTTCAGACCAGGGGTGACGGGCACGTTCCAAGCGCCATTCGTGACGCCCACCAGCGGGGTGCCCTTGGGGCCACTGCCCAGCGGCATCACCACCAGTTGACCCAGCACACAGGGCTGACCCGCAACCGCGCCACCGGTAGGCGCCGCGAAATTCACCGTACTGCCATCACTCGAGTAATTCTTGGCCATGGCCAAAGTCTCCTAAACGCAGAAAAAACAAACCCCGCACAGAGGCGGGGCTTGAGGGGAACCGGCGGAATTAAGCGCCGTTGGATTTGTTCAGGCCGCGCGAGTCCAGAGGCGCCACACCGGCATCGATCCGCACCTTGGAAATAACGCCGTCATTGGTGAAGCCTTGTTGCTGCTCCAGATACGGCAACTCGACGCCGTCCAGATAAGCAACCTCGATCGTGTCGCTGCCCTTCTTGGCCGCCAGATACCAGGCGGTTGCCGAGGCATCATCCAGCCGCGGCTCGGCGATCACTTCGGCAAAGTTGCGAATCGGGTTGTCAATGCCGGCATTGCTGTCAGCACCTGGCACCGAGGCCGAGCGGATCAGTTGCTTGGCCTTGTCTTCCAGGGCAACCGGCACCAGTACAAAGCCTGGGCGAATGTTCAGGGTGCGCGCCTTGCCGCCTTCGACCTGGTTCTTTTGCAACGCCATCGCGGTCTTGGCTTTGCTCAGCGCGTCGATCGACATGGTCGAACCGGCACCGGTGAACAGGTTTTTACGCGACGCGTCAAACAGCGCCTTGGCGTCGCTCAGCTTCGGGTTGTTGATCAAGGTGTCATAGACCAGATCGCCGATGGTTCCGCGCGCCGCCTCACCCATGCGCCGTGGCACGGTGGTCAACTGATCGAGGTCATCGTTAAGAATGGCCTGACGGGTGATCGAGAACAATTCACCGTAGGTGGCCAGGCGAATAGTTTCGCCACGGTCGCCGGTGGTGATGTACTTGTATTCCGCCCCTGGGCGCACTTCACGCAGGCTCGGAAACTCGCCCATGCCAACCCGCTTGGCGGTCTTGAAGTCGCTCAAACGGCCGGTCTTGGTCCACAGGTGGAAGGTTTCCGCTGCTTCCTCCCAGCCCAACAGCACCGACTTGGCGGCGATGTCGACCAGAATATTGCCAAAGTCGCTGGAGTCGTGAGTAAACGCCATGCCGACCATCTGCATCGGCGCCATGCTCGCCACCAGAATGCCGCGATCATGCAGCGAGGCACGGGCCAGCTCGCGCAGGCTCATGTGGTTATAGGCGTTGTCCGTCTGGGCTTCGGCTTGACCGACACGACTCGACAGCGACGCACGCACCGAGTCGCCAACCAGATTGCCGTTGGAGATATGGCCGTGGACGATTTGCGAACCGGTCGGGGTGGTGTTGGTGCCCAGGGCCGCCAGCAGCTTGGCGTTCGCCGTCTCGATCGTGCAATTCACGTCATTGAGGCAAGCGTTCATCAGCTCCGCGTGAGGCGCAGCAAAGGGCGCACTGAAAGCGGCGGTAATTGCTGTTCGGCGCGCCCCCTCATCGGCCAGTGCCTGGGCGCGGATTTGATCAGCGTTCAGAGCATTAGGCGCGGGAGCCGGAGCGGGGGCAGGCGCTGGAGCCGGTGCTGGATTTGGGACGGAGCCGCGCGGGCTCAACAGTTGTTTAAAAGCTTCTGGCATGTTGGTGAACTCCTGCATGCGTTGCGATTTGATGTGAGCAAAGGCCTTTAGCGGCTCAAGGATTTTGTCTGCGAAACCGGCCTCGACCGCTTCGCTGCCGAACATCCACGTTTCAGCGTCAAGCAAGGCGTGGATTTCCTCAGCGGTTCGGCCGGTTTTGGCGACATACGCCTGGACCAGCGAAACCTCGACCTGATCGAGTAATTCGGCGTAACGCCGCATGTCCTCGGCATCACCGCCCTGAATCCCCCAGGGCTTGTGAATCATGATTGCGGCGTTTTCGGGGATGTTGATCGTATTGGCCGACATCAGAATCACGCTGCCCATGGACGCCGCGAGCGCCCCCACCGTCCCGTCAATGCGGGCCGGGTGATGCTTGAGCATGTTGTAAATGGCAATCCCGTCGAACACTTCGCCGCCCGGGGAATTCACGTACAGATTGATTTGTGACACGTCACCGAGCGCTTTCAGATCCTTGGCGAACTGCTTGGCGGTGATACCCCAGGCGCCAATTTCCCCCTCGATACGCAGCTCGGCGATGCTCGCCGACAGGGCGCGCATGCTGTACCAGCTTTCGCCGACCTCATTCGTCGACGTGATCGACGCCCTTGGCCGCATCAGCGGCTTGTCTTTTCTTTTGCTCATCGGTCTGATTTTTCCCGTAGAACTGGTGATAGGCGTCGGAGCTGAAAACCAGCCCTTTGTCCCGGTTGGTTTTAATCTCCGCTTCACGCGAGCGCTTCAGCTCTTGCGGGTTGCGCTGCCGCGCCCGGGCCACTTCGGCCTCATCGGAGAAACCCGCCTTAACCAAAATGTCCCAGGCGTTGGCCTCATGAACCGGGTTGATCCAAGGCATCACCGGCCCCTGATAAATCGCCCCGTAAATGGTGCGCGGATCGACATCAGGCGGAACCTTGATCACACCGCTGAGGATCGCCAGGCGCAGCCAGTCGCGGTAAACGCGCCGACACCAGTAGTCGATAAAGTCGTGCTGCAATTGGTCGTAACCCAACTGCGCCTCGACCAGCTCCTGACGTTGCGACGAATAACTACCGTCGTAACTGCGCGACAAACTGGAGTAGCCCACTCGCGTGCCTGAGGCGACCGCCTTCAATTGGCCGTTTCTGAAGCCTTCAAGGAAAGGGTTCGGCCGATCGCTCTTGATCATGCCGACCTCTTCACCCGGCAACAGGGTGTCGATCACCATCCCCGGCGCCATCTGGAACGTGCGCTGTGAGGTTTCCTTGGGTGCCACGTAGTCGTCAGGCGAGCCCTTTTTGATATACATGGCCAGCGCCGCACTGATCCGCGCCGCGACCCGCTCGCTTTCCTCGTAATCTTTGATGTCCGCCAGGCGGGTGATCACCGCATGCAGTAGCGGCTGCCCCCTGTTCTGCCCGATCCGCTTGCGATAGGCGACGTGGATCATCTGTTCGACCGGTACGCGTTTGGTGTCCTGTGACAGGCTGTAACCCAACGCATCGCCGGGGTGTTTCTTCAGCAGGTGATACGCACGCACGCGGCGCCAGGCGTTGCGCTCGATGCCCTGGACAATGCCCTGGGCTTCGTCGTGTTTCCCCCAGGGCAGAAAGTCCGGCTCTAGCAGCTCCAGCGAATACGGCACCGCATGCGAGTGCTGATAACCAGCGACATTGCCCATCAGCTCCTGAGCCAGCGCCTCACCGTCGCGCAGCCAGGTACGACACACCAGGCGTTCCATTTGCGGCCGCGACAGCTCGCCGGACGTTTCCGGCGCCAGGGACCACTCAGACCACTGCGCCTTGATGGCGGCGGCAAATTCCAGATGCACCGCGCCAGCGTAATCCAACGGAATCGGCTCGACGGATATACCCGGGCCGCCCACCACCCGCTCTTCCAGCCGGTCAAACAGACCGGTGACGATGTCGTGGTTTTCGTCCAGGGCACGGCATTGGTCGCGCATGGACTTGGCGGTGTTTTGCAGCGCACCGTTCGCGCTGCGCGTTTCGCGCTTGGCTTTGTGTGTGCGAGTAACGTCGGCCGCTTCGAATGCCTGGATCACATGCCGCGCTTTCAGGCGCTCGGCGACCATGTGCGGAAACAACGGGGCCAGCGCCCTATCCAGCAGGTTCACTAGAACACCGCCAGGGAATGACCCGGGCGCCCCGTCACAGCCGATTGCTGGGCCGCCACGCGGCGCTCCCAAAACAGCCGACCCTTCTGGATGTCGGCCAGATCCGACATCACCATTTTGCGGCCCTGGAACATCGTTTCTTTGCCATCAAGGACGGCAATCTCGGCCGCCATATAGCGGTCGACCATGTCCTGGGCGGTGGGTGCTACAGCCATGCGCCTTGTCCTGTATTGAGCCACGCGCCGGCCTCGTCAGGCGACGATGCAGGTGGTGGGGGTGGTAGTTCAGCCGTTACGGGTAACGGCGCCGGTTCAACGGGTTCCGGCTCGGCGACAGGCTCCGGCCGCTCTTCAACGGGCGGCACATGCCAGACACCGCTCGGCAGTTGCTGCGCGAGTAGGTCCAGATCCAGACCGAATTTCTCTTGGCTGATACGCAGGGCCGCCAGGGCGTACACAAAGCAGTCGAGCGCCTCGTTGCGCTTCTTGCTGGCATCCCAACGCAGCACCCGCCGCCCCTTCGCTAGCACCCATTTTTTGGTTTCACTAGTGAGCTGCTTAAGCTCGTCGTCGTCGCAAATGGAGTCGTCGGCCGGGAAGTGAATCAGGCCCGGCACCGGACGATTGCCGTCCGGCTGGATTTTGAGGCGGTTGTAAATGACTTCCTTGGCGTTGTCGGTGCCGACTTCGGTCAAATAGGTTTTGGATTTCTTTTCTTTCTTGCGCGGGAAGCTGGCAATTGGCTTGCCGTAGGTGCTGGCCCCGAAGATCGGGATCACCCAATGCAAACCATGCTTGCGACTCTGAGCCCTCACCGTCTCCGAATGGTGGCCGCCGGAGTCCCAGCACCAACGCATCACACCCATTTTTGTACCGTCGACGCGGGTGAACTGCCTGTGCAGTTCCAACCCAACTTGACGCAACAACTCTGCACTGTCGGGATCACCCGTCAGAACTCGGCGGTAGACCAGCCAGGCCTCTTCGTTAGCGCCAAAGCCCCACACCCGCAATTCGTAACGGTCGTCTTGGGTGTCGATACCGCCCATCAGCACGACGCAACGCGCTGGCACCTGGGCCGCGAACACCTCGCGGCGATCGCGCAACTGTTCCCAGTCGACCTTCTCGGTCAGGTCTTCTTCCCAAGGCTCGCCCAGCGTCGTGTTGACGAAGGTTTTCAGCTTGCCCCGGTCCTTACCGGCCTTGACCCGCTCGTCGGCAATCTTCACCCAGGTGGTGAAGGTCGAATAAATGGTCCAGATATGGAACGTCAGACGGCGCGGCGTGCGAATTGGCGCGTCATCAGCGCCGAACCACTCCATGCTGTCGCGCGTCCAAACACCGGTTTTCTCGCAGATGTAGCGGCCCGAGGGTCCCGCCTCGATCATCTCGTGATGTTCGAAGGTGCAACCGTGGCCGGACTCGCACAGATACCAGGCCTTGTCGACTTCGCCGAGCGCATCCTTGGACCACTTGAGGCCAAACGGCTCATCCGGCCCGCCCCACTTCAGCGTTTGTTCGGTGCGGCAGTGCGGACAGCGAATATGGAAGCGCAACAGGTAAGCCGATTCCTCGGCCGCCCGGGTGATTTGACAGCTACCCGACAGCTTTGGGGTAGAGCCGCGAATCGACTTCGGAAAGGTCGCGCCCTCCAGGCGCTTGTCGCCCAGGAAGGTCGGCGAGCCCTCGTTGTTGATGTCCGCGTCGAAGCTCGACAGCTCGTCATAACCGACCTCGTCCGGGCTCTTTTCCCGATAGTTGCCCGCCGCCTTGCCGCCCAACCACCAAAGCACCTTGCGGTTTTCGAAGGTCTTTTGATCCTCGGTGTTGTCCTTGTGCTTTTTCCCGAACCAGGGCGCCATGGCCTTGATCACCGGCACGTCGCGAATCATCGGGTCGACGTGTTTTTTCATGATGCCCTTGGCGTCGTCGTCCGTTGGGCTCCACATGCAAATGCTGCGCTTCTTGTGCTTGAGCTTGTAGGCGATGTTCGCCATCAGCATCTTGGTGTAACCGATGCGCGCCGATTTCGGCAGGTTCAGCTCATGTATCAGGTCGTTGCCCATGGCGTTGAGCAACGCCACTTGGAAAAACTCAGTTGTCCATTTGCCTTCGCCGTAGGACGACTCGGACGACATGTAGAAATATTCGTCGGCCCACTCCACAGCGGTCATGGGCGGATCGACTTCAAGGTTCTTCAACCCGCGCCGGACCGCCTCAACCAGACTCTTGATCCAGGGTGGCGAGGTACTCATCCAAAAGCTCCGGTATGCGATCAGCCAACCCGGCAGCCGCGTTACGCGTAACGGCAATTTCCGTTTCGACGGCCTCCAAGTGGCGCACGCCGATATCGGGGTGTTTGCGCTTCACGTTTTTGTGAACGGTGTTGAGGGTTGAGGCCAGTTGTGCGGACAGGCTGGCCAACGCAAAAACCATGAATCCGACCGGCACCAACTCCTTTTCCCCGACCTTGTTTTTGCGTGCCTGGGCGTCGGCCTGCTCTTTGGTCAGGCGCAGACGCTCGCAATCGATCTTGTAACCAATGAGCGGATCGACCTCGTCGACGCCAGGTTGCTGCTTTCCGGTTTGGTGCTGAAGGCGGTTATTGACCACCGACCGAACGTCGTAGAACGACTCGCGGCCGATCTTCGCGACGGCCGGGACGTCCCATTTATCAAAGGCCTGCACCGAAATTCCGAGGCTGTCGGCCATGTTCTTCTTGTTCAGCCAGCCCGGCTGTCGCGTGATCGTGGTGATCTTCGAAGACATAACAACAACCAACCTCTAGAAAAGGGTCATACGTAGCGAATGAGCGGGGCCCGTATTACCCCCTATGGGGAGGGGGCCAGAGGGACCCGTGACCTTTTGACCAAAGCCCCATCCGTCAAGCGAAAAGCGCCCGAAAAGGTGCCTTTTTTCGATCTTTTCGACATCGGGGCGACCTCCAGGGGTCAGGGCTTGGCCGTGGCCAGGGCATAGGCGAAAGCATCGGCGAACTCATCCGGGTAGTTGGCCTTGACGATGTTCTGCGCGATCTTGTGGAACGGGAAAATGGTGCGGTAGGCCGGCGCGCCGTCACTGAAGACAAACACCGGGCGCACCGCGTCGCCATGGGCCATGGCCTTGCGCTCCCATATGCCTTGCGCGCCATCGACCGCACCACTGAAGAAGCGTTGAGCGTTGCCCTTGCGCTTGCTGCGCTTGCTGTTAGAGGCGTTGGCCTGATAACCGCCGCGCTGCTCGGCAGCACCCAAGCCCGAAAGGATCTTGAGCATGGTGCCGCGCGAAACGTTGCCGTATTGGTTCAACAGCGAGGCGTTGGGCAGCGCATACTGGCTCGACTTCATCAGCCCGCGAGCGATCAGGGCCAACTCAAAGCGCTTGTGCGGCCGCAGCCCACCGACAACGGTTTGCTGTAGGTAGGTGTCCGCCGGCACGCCGGACGTCCACGCATCCTTGAACCAGACCACGGCAGGCTTGCCCTTGGTCGCCGCCCTGACAAACAGGCTATTGAGCGTGGTCGGGGTCGGCCGATCAAGCCGATCCTTCATCACCGTGATGGTGCCCTTCTTGACCCGCTGGGCCAGCCGGGTCGCGGTCAGTTGCAACACAAACGGCAGGTGCTTTTTTTCCAGCTCCTGCATGCCCGCCGTGATCGGCGCCGCATCTAACGACAGATCGAGCTTGAACATGTCGCCCCCTTGAATTTGTGCCGGTTACGTGTCCGGCGTCCGTGCTGTAGGACCGCACTACATGGCGCATAGGGCCGCTTTCGGGGCCAGCAGCTACTGGCGCGCTCCGGGCTCGATATTCTCTCGTCGGGCCTAGCGATCCCTGGCCGTCGTAACGGCTTTCTGTCGAGGGGATTCATCGTCTCTGTACGGCCGAGAAGGCCCTGGGCTTACTTCATGGCACTCACCCTCCGTGACACGTCACAATCGAGCACTAACCAACGAACAGAAGCTGATCGCGAGCCATCAGCACCGCGTTTACAGCCAGCGCACCAAACAGCAGCCAGTCGAGCACACGCCAGTGCGATCGAATGCTGGTCACGCACACCTCACCCGGCGTCAGATCGGCATACAGCGCAGACGTTGAACCTTCGTCACGCATGACCGCGATCGGATCAGGAAAACAACCCACTTCGGTATGGTTGTTGTCGCCGTATAACGTCACCACATCACCATCGGCCACCATGCGAACGGCGGTAACGCTGTGAAGGCCGCCGCGCTTATCCACGACACGAAAGATCACCGGAACCGCTTGTTTAGATTCGCTCACTGGAACACCTCGTTATGCGTAACGGCCGGAGCCTGACAGGCTTCCGACTCTCGACAATCCACATGCCCCGCGAAGGCGTAAGCCAGCAGGACAACCACAATGCTCAGCCACGGCCGGGGCATCATTGGCCCGGCTCCGACTTCGGCAATTTGGTATCGGCGTAGCGATCGGCCAACTTGCCGACCTTCTTCACACCCAGGAAGCCGACCCAAATGCCAATCGGCTGGGCCAAGGCCTCAGGCAAGCCGAAGAACGAAAGAAGCCAGATCAGGCTCAGCGACAGCAGAACGCACATCGGGCCTTCAATAAGGGCGTCTTTCAGCGTGCCCCCGGCGTAAAAAATCCGCAGGGCCGCCATCACCAGCGAGAGAACCCCCGCCCAGACGGTCGAGGAATGCTGACTCAACCACAAAGCCACAAAGGCCCAGGTGTCGGGTTTGTCCGGCATGTTCGGCATCTCGATTGCCTCCCGTGGGGTGGGAGAAAGGAATAAAAAAACCCCCGACCTGTGAGGGCCGGGGGCTGAATGGACTGTTTCGCGATGTGTATCGTGGCCGGAACAACACCACAATGACGCAAACGATAGGGGAAACTGCAAAAGGCGTCAATCGATTTGTGTAAAAAAACACTATTCGTGTAAAAGCGCGCCACTGTCAACCCTTCGCTTTTTAGCCCCACCTCACAGCCATAAAGCCCGCTCCAGTTGCGGTAATGCGCAGGGCAATTCACCCGCCCAAACCCCGCCGCAGCCCCGTGGCATGGGCTTTCTGCAGTGTGCGCAGATTTTGTTTTCGACAACTTCGCGCTGCTGCAGGATCAAATCATGGTCGCGGCGGATCAGCGTCAGCAGGTACTCGGTTGCGGTATACGGCTCACCCCCAAAGGCCCGGAATTCAAGCCCTTCAGCCAATTTCGCCGCGTCACCCGGCCCGATTCTGGCCCGCAACTCCACAACCCCGGCCGCGTCGTCGCGTTCGCGCTGCTCCCGCTTGCGCTGCGCCTCTGGACTTAGGTCCTCAGCGTGACGCGTCACAAGGCCGATTTCTTCAGCAACTTGAACAACGGCCTCGATCCGAGCCGCGACACGCTCGGCCTCTTCGTACTGCTCCAGGGCGCTCAGGGTCATGTTTAAAATCCTCTTGTATGATTAATTTGGTTATAGGGCTTCAGGCCAGCCAGCCCGAGGGGTCCAGGGCTTTCGGCTTTTCCGCCCGTCTTGCTCCTGTCTTGTCCTGCAACGCGTCAAACCCTTGGGCATCAAGCCAGGCGTGCCAGCGCTCCAGGGCGTTGCGCTTGACCGACTCGCCCAGGGCTTGGAAGTAGGTGCGCTCTAATTCGGACAGGGCATGGTTCAGCAGCAGCTTGCCCACCAACGAATCGACGCCGAGGTTTGCCCATATAGAAGGCGCGAGCTTGCGCAGGTCGTGACTGGTCCATTCGCCGGCGCCGTAGCGGGTGAAGACGGCAAAGGCCTGGCTACGCGACATCGGTCGGCCGGCATGGGTGCTTGAGGGGAACAGGTAGGCTCCGACATAGCCCCGGGCCTTTTGGCTGTCGCGATAGCGCTGGAAAAAGGCCACGGCTTGCGGGGTCAGCGGCAACAGGTGGTCGCGGTGGGATTTGGTGTCAGCGGCCGGAATGAACCACTCCCCCGCCTCCAGATGAATGTTTTTCCACTTGGCCAGGCGCGTCTCACTGATCCGCGTGGCATGGGTCAGCATCACCACCAGCAACGCCACGGCGGCCGGATCACTGGCAAAGGCCTCGGTCCAGTCGGCCAGCAGGTCGACCACGGCAACGTGCCGCAAGCGCGCGCCCTTGGGCTTGATCTTGGCTTTGGTGAAGTGCTTGAACGACACCCCAAGCAATGGGTTGACGGTGACTTTCTTCAGCACCAGGGCCGTGCCGAACACCACTTTCAACACGTCCAGCATCGACTTGATGTAGGCCAGGCTGTACTCGGCTTGCATGTGCCGGATCAGGTGGCCGTCGATGGTGTCGGCATTCAGCTTATTCAGGTGCAGATCACCCAGGGCCGGCAGCAACTGGCAGCGGATCGCCGACAGCGTCGACCCGCGCCGGCTCTTCGACAGGCCTCGATCGGTCACCAGGCGCTCGGCGTACCATTCCAGCACCTGGCCGACCCGCTCCCAGCCATCCACGGTGGCCGGTGCCGCCGGATCAGCCAGCAAACGCGCCTGCACCGCCGGCAGGCTGTCGAGCATCACCCGCGCCGGCACGTCGGGCCAGTTCGCGGCCTTCCTCCAGATGTCGCCCTTGTTATGCCGGACAACGTGCCAACTGCCCTTGCTCCGGTCGTGACGGTAACGAAAGCGCAGCGGGTGCCGGGGGTCGTTGAGTTCGGTAATGCTCGGATCGCTGGCATGTCGCTTAATCACGGCATCGGACAGGGTAACGCTCAGGGTGGTCATGGTGCGGGCCTCACAGCCACCCACGGCCAGGCCGGCGGGCGGCGTTGTCTTTCTTCAGGCAAAGCAAAGCCCTGACGCATGCGCGCCGGGATCGCCAGATCTAATGTGTTGCGGGGGTGAAACGCGCTATTGAAGCCGGCTCAACGTCTGCTGAAGCCGCTGGCCCAGCCAGCGCACCACCGGGACAGCCTTGCTGTTGCCCAGGGCCTTGTAACGCGGACCATCCGGGCACAACTCGGCGGGCTTGCCGCGCCAGGGAATCAGGGTGTAGTTGTCAGCGAATCCCTGACAGCGCTCCCACTCGACGGGAGTGGTTCGGCGCACCCCTTCTGACTCCAGCACATATGCCTCTCGGTCATCGAGAGAGCCACCCCCTTGCGCCGTGAGAGTAGGGTGAACGGGCTCCTGTGCAGGCCGTCCCGGCGGGCTATCCCGGCGCGTGCCTTCGCGCTCAAAAAGTACTTCGGCGGGATCGAATCCGTCTCTAGCACTCGCGATAACGAACACACGGCGGCGGCGTTGTGCCAGGCCGAAATATTGGGCGTCCAGGACCCGCCACGCGATTGCTCTCTGGGGTCCATACACACAACCAGCGTCCGGCCATTTCTTCCCTGAAGGCTGCAATTCGCAATCCTCCCCAGCCAGCGCGCCAAGAAAGCATCCGAAGGCGTTCCCCTTGTCGCTGAGGACACCCGGGACGTTTTCCCAGGTAAGCACACAGGCGGGCTTTCGCTGACCTGCTCGAACATAGTCAACTGCATCTGCAAGCTCCACGTATTTGATGGTTAGAGCACCACGCGGATCGGCCAGGCCTTCGCGCATGCCACCGACACTGAAGGCCTGGCACGGCGTCCCACCCACCAACAGGTCCGGCGCCGGGATCTTTCCAGCCAGCACCATGGCCGGGAGCCGCGTCATGTCGCCATGGTTCGGCGTGTCCGGGTAGTGATGGGCCAGCAGCGCCGAGGGGAAACGGTCGATTTCAGCGAACCACTCCGGCTCAAACCCCAGCGGATGCCAGGCCACCGTTGCCGCCTCGATGCCGCTGCACACGCTGCCATAGCTCAGCATGGGCAATTGCCCGTTTGCACCGCAAAACCGTCCACCAACAGCGCGAAGGCCTCAGCGAATACCTGCGAGGCATCCGGGGTAACCCTTGGCCATCCGGCCATGGCCTCGCCACCCGCTATGTACGCGGCCGCCTCCAGATCGCCCAGGACAGACGCGCCGGTATAGAAGTCGCTCGCGCGCGGGCCATAGAGGCGCCCCCCCAAGCCCACCAGCCAGCAGGCCGAAGCAAAGGCCGTCAACGGCTTAACGAACAGAAGGCAATGCGCGGACGGCGCTTCCCAGCCGCCGGCAAAATGGAAGCCGTGCAGATCCGCGCCCGGGCGCTGCCGCTCTAGATGCCCGGCCGACAACTGAGACGGCAACGCGCCACGGCCAGACTCGGCATGCACCGCAAACCCCAGCGCTTGACCAACCGCGTACAAGCTCGCCCCTTCAAAACCGGCAAAAAGTGGGTGCATGGTCATTTGATCCCCAACAACGCTTCAATGATTGCGCGCGCCTCAGCGAGGCGACCGCGATAGGTTCTCAGGCTCACGCCCAGGGCTTCTGCCTTTTCAAACTGGCCGATGCCGTCCTGTTCATAGCCAGCGATGTTTCGCCGCATAGCGACGGCCAACCAGTTCGCGCCGTACTCCAGGCGCAGCACGTCAGCGCGCAGCGGATCAACAACAAACATGCTCAACACAGCCGCCTCGATCATGCTTTCGAGGCCATCCACCGGGCCGCTGACCGGGCCTGAGCCGCCGAAAAAGATTTCACCCTTGTTGTCGATCAACTTGGCCAGCATGGACTTGCCACTGGAGCCGCCGCTATCGGGCCAGCTCCAGCGGGCCCACAGCTCCAGGGCGTGGTCCAGACGGTTATTGCTCTTGCGTCTTGCCATCCCCGCCCCCTTTAGCCGCCGGCTTCAGGCGTCAGCTTGTAGCCATTACGTTGCCCACTTTTGCAGGCCGGAAACTTGAGGCCACTGGCACAAACTGGAAGCCCGAACACGTACTCGGCACGCACACAGACGGCGCAGCCCAGCGCGCGCAGCTCTTGCGCCTCGACGATCTTGGCCGGATCGCCATAGGCGTATCGCGGCAGCGCTCGGCTACTCGGCTGCATTCGCCAATTCCCCGAGCGCGGCGCGCACGCTGCCACTGCGCGACAGATAAGCCAGACCTGCCTCCGACAACCCTTCCAGCGGCTCACGCACATGGGCAAAGCCGGCGTGACCATCCGTGACCATCAGATCGCCGAGACGAATGTGTACCGTGCCCGATGGGCGGCTGTAGAGGTGCCACACGAACCCACCGCGTCGACGGATTTCGTCCGCTTCCAGCTCACTCAGACAATGCGCAATTACCACGCCGTCGACCGGCGCAGGCCCGCCCTGGGCATCCGTCGGACCATCAAGGAAAGCCCGCAAAATATCCACTCGGCGCCGCGCGAAGTCCGCGCTCGGGGTTGCCTGGGCAAAAGCGGCCAGCCGCGCCTTGCCGGAAGTGACCAGGCGATCGGCAATTTCCAATCGCTCTTTGGGGTGACCACCGACCAGTGCAATCAATAACAAGGAATTCCCCTTGGGCTCACCATCAACGGTGGGCCGCCTCTAATTTGGTTTGGCGCACAGTCTTCAAAAAGGTATGCAGGCTGGCCGGGGAAAACCCCGCACCGTCCTTAATTGCCAGCTCTACGGCGGCATTCATTTCTTCAATCGTGACGTTCGTCGCACACCAGCGACGGAACAAAGATTGGTTGTAAGGGTCTTTCCCTTGGTCCTCGGACAGACCCAGCTCAGTGACAAACCACAGGCGCCACTCATTGGCGACCCGGGGCAACTGAAGTGGGGGCAGGAAGGCAGGAAAGTCCGCGAGCGTGATGCGTAACGGCGACCCGGGCTCCGCACCTTGCTCCATCACCAGGAAGCCGTCTGCGGCCAGATAGGACAGGAACAAGTTCAGCTCCAAAGGACCGACCTGCAGGGCGTCACGCCAGTCGCTGGCCGCCAGCTCGATCAGGCCGGCGCACCGCGAGGGACTGGCGGCAAATTGCTCCAGCAACTTGACCAGCCGGGCGAATCCGGGCGGGCCGAAACGCTGCTCAACCTTGAGCACGATCGGCAGCGCGGAAAAATCCGGCGGCAGGCTAAGCGACATTGCGACCACCGACCTCAATGGCCGAGCGCGCGAAAGGGATGTAGATGCCGTTCCAATCTACGGCACCTTTGGATTTGATGGTGATGTTCAGGGCCGCACCGAAGGACGGAACCCGGTCGCGGCGATACCACGCGTACACCGTGCGTGGTTTTTCACCCAAAAGGTCAGCCACCGAGCGGATAGCCGCCAAGCTGGCCTTTCTAGGCGGCTCGACGCCCGACACGCTTTCAATCCACGGATTCAGTTCCACGAAACGACGTCCTATTACACGATTAGTGTAAGTCTATTTCGAGCACCTCCCATTCTTCAAGCTTTTTTTCGACCCCTGTACACTTAATGTGTATATTTCTACGGGATAGATATAATATTCAATTAATTGCCAAGGCTATAAACCTCACGGCGCCCATTGAGAGATTGCGCATGTCCGAATTACAAGCGACCGTCGCCAAACGGATTAAGCAGTGTCGCACCAGCCACGGCTGGACCATGGACGAAACAGCCAAACGCTTGTCCGTCATTGCCGGTAAAGAAATGTCCCCGTCGCGTTATTCCAACTGGGAGTTGGGTTTGCGGATGCCAGGCCCCGAGCAAATGATTCACCTCGGCCAACTGTTTGGAAAGCCGGCAGCCTGGGTTCAGGGCTTCACCGATAACGACAGTTTGGGTGCGGTATCGGCCCAATACGTGACCGCCAACAGCCCGAACATTTCGACCAAATCCGGCTTTCTGAGCGTGACGCAGGCCACGGATGCTACGGCGTACAGCCTAGAATACCTGGCGGCGCGCGGACTCAATCGCAACAAACTGCTATCCATTCGGCAAATTGACAAAAGTATGCACGGCGTCGTCGAAGAAGGCGCCGAGGTATTACTCGACCTCGATCAGCAAGCCGTGCGCGGCGCCGACCTGTTTGGCATTGCCGTCGCCGGCCATATCTGGATTCGTTTTATACGGCCAGAAATGAATGGCACTTACACCATTACCGCCGCCGATAACTCGCAATACGCTGACCAAAACCTGTCGGCCGAACAATTCAAGGATATTGACGTTATAGGTCGTGTCGCCCGAATAGCCCACGATCGCTAACCATTTAGCCCTTAGCCAAGGGCTTTTTTATTGTCCAGATTTACACTTTACGTGTAACATTGCACGCAAATCAGGAAAGGCAGGTTCCCCATGCAGCAAGGTAGCGAAGTGTCCCACATCACCCCCAAACCCCCCGTCGAATCCTCGCGCGCCCTGGCCATCCAGAAGCAGCGCGTGGTTGCAATCAAGGAAGTGTCCTCACTCTTGAGCACCATGCAGTACATGGCGCTGTACTGCATCGACCAGAACCACGTCACCCTCGACCATATGGAAACCATGGCCGATACCCTGGGCATCCTGCAGCGACAGGTCGAAGCGTTGCACCTCGAACTCGCCAGCCACTAACCCCCTCTCTCGCAAGGAAGCGTTTCCCTCATGAGTGCCTGCATTCAGATCCACGGCGACGAAGTCATTGGCTACCCGGGCCAGAACCTGACCGACAATGAGTTGTTTGTGCTGGTCAAAACTGCCGAAGGCTTCCCGACCCCGGTCATCGCCCAAGAGCTGAACCTGGACGACACCAGCTTGCGCATGGTCGAACGCAATATCCTGAGCAAGCTGGGCGCCAAGAACAAAGCGCACATGATCACGCGCGGCTTTACCCTGGGCGTCCTCGCCCCCCAGGCACTGTGCCTGATGCTGTGTGCCATGGCGGTGCTGGAAATAGACACTGACTTCAACCGCCCGCGCTCCCAGCGCCGCAGCCGCACCCTTACCGAACATTCGCGCACTGTGCGCTGCTCCCCGGCCTCCGCCGGCGGCCCGCCTTCCCGGCAAATGCTCTACGTCTGATCCGCTTCGTTAATTCGTTAATTCGTTAATTCGTTAAATCGTTAAATCGTTAATTTCTTGATCCTCTCAACGGGGCGGCCTATACTCGCCTCACGTTAACGAATTAACGAAATGACGAATTAACGAAAACAAGGATTCTCACCGTGGCATTGAAAATTGGCTTCGCAACTCAAAAGGGTGGCCCTGGCAAATCCACCAACGCTCGCGGCACCGCTGTCGGGTTCGCGCAAAATGGCTGGGCGGTGAAGGTGGCCGACTTCGACCTCAATCAATCCACCTGCACCCGCTGGCACCAGCGCCGCCTCCAGCGCGGCCACCAACCCGAAGTGTCGGTCGAACAATTTGGCTCCGTGGCGCACGCACTCAGCCGCGCCGACGATTACGACGTGATGATTTTCGACGGCGCCCCGCGCGCCAGTAAGGACACCGCTGCCATGGCCGAAGCGTGCGACTTACTGGTGATCCCCACCGGCCTATCCGTGGACGACCTCGATCCCGCCGTCGAACTGGCCGACGCACTGCATTACAAACACAGCATCCCCGTCGATCGCATCGCCTTCGCCTTAAACCACGTTGGTGACAGCCTGGCCGAACTGGAAGAGGCCAAAGAATATTTGGCTCAGAAGCCCTATCACGTCCTCGACGGCTACCTGGCGCAAAAAGTCAGCTACAGCCGCGCCATGGACATCGGCCTATCGGTGATTGAAGTGTCACACAAAGGGCTGCGCGCCCAGGCCGAACAGCTAATTAGCGCGATCATCAAGCGCGCGACTGCGCTACAATCCAAGTAACGAATTGACGAAATAACGAATTAAAGGAAGCCGCGCAATGACTGTTGACGCCCCGAAACCACCTAAGCGCAAGCCATCCACCAAAGGCACCGCGCCAGCCTCTCCACTGGCCACCGAAGCCCTGGCCAAAGCTGGACACACCCACCAGGCCGGCCCAGAGGAACTGGTAACGGCTAATTTCAAGGTCGACGCCCAATTCAAACAAGACCTGAAAATGTTCGCCACCATGCACAAAATGAGCATGGTCGAGGTACTGCGCCAGGGCTTTGCCTTGCTCAAGGAAGCCAAAGGCGGCAAGTGACCGTCGACACACATAGCAAGCCCCGCATCTGGCGGGGCTTTTTTATGGGCAAAAAAAACCGCCTAAGCCGAAGCTCAAGCGGTTTATCTTGCCGACCTTATTGCAGGTCGTCGAAGCGATCTCGCAGCAGTTCATAAACGTGATGCACACGCACACAAACCACCACGAAATCCCACGCATGTTTCAAAAACTTCAACATGCTTGGCCCTCCCATGGCTGGGCCAAACCTCCAGCACACTTACCGGACTTGTGTACCTTCGGGATCACGTCAATGCTCCCTGTGAGGCGGCTAAGCTGATGGACGCCTTCTGAGTCATCCGCACGGATTACTAGCCCGTGTCAGAAGGCAGCTTCAGGGTGGGTCGGTCATGCCGGCCGTGCCCCCATGAAGCTGTCTGCATGGTAACGAAATTTTTTCCTGCGTGGTGGGGCGCAGCCGCGCATAAAGCGGCTGTGTATATACGTTTTTTCGGCCAAAGCGAGGCGCCACGGGGGTTTGGCGGGGAAACATTTTTTTTCGTCGTTTTTCGGCGGTTTAGGATTTTGTCCAAAAAACCAACAAAAAAAGCCTTTTTTACCAAAAGGGCTTCACGAATCACTACATCTTGTGTTTAGCGCGCACCACCAAACCGTCAATCGTTAATTATTGCCACTGCAAGTGCCACCTTGTACCCTGTCGGTACGTCAATGCTCCCTGTGAGTACGAAAGCCCGGCCACTAACTGGGCTTTCGACGAGAAAGCCGCCCTTACTAGGCGGCTTTTTTTTGCCTGTGATTCAGACCTGTGACGCGTCACAGCTCGACGCTGAAGCTGCGCAGGCCGATGGCATCGGCAAAGCGCCCGACCGCCGTCAGGCTCGCCCAGGTGCGCACCTTCTCCCGCCGCGAACGCACCGGCACCCAGCGCGCGCCGCTGCCGCCGAGGCGCACCGACAACCCCCAGTCGGGGCCGCCGTCGACCTTGGCCACCAGCACCTCACGCACCGCGTGCTGCTCGACCAGGGCGCGCAACACCTCTTCCTGGATGCCTTCGCCGATCATGCCGCGCCCCGGGGCGGGCTGAAGGTCAGGCCGTAGTCGCCGACGTAGCCGACATCGCCGCCGAGCGAGCGGCCATCGTCGAGGGTGACGCAGATGGTGTGCGAACCGCGCGCCGCCGGCAGTTTGTGCGGGGTACTCAGCTCAAACAACCCGGGCATGGTTTCGTTGAGCGTGGCGGCAAAGCGCTCGACGTGTTCGGAGCCGCTGGCATCGATCAACACCACGTCGACCGGGCCGACATAAGGAAAGGTCATCAGCGCCGCCCCGCGAACAACTTGCGATAGCGCGCCAGGTCGCCGAACAGATCCAGCCACGGCGTGGCCGGGGTCGCCTGCCAGTACACACAATCCCCGGCATGCTGGAACGGCAGGGCCGCATCCACAGCGCCTTGGCACTCGTTGCATTCCTTGCAGAACATCAAGCCCAGGTCGACCACCCAGCGCTTGCCGAACTCTTGCATGCGGCTTTCCAAGGCGGGCCGCTGGAAATAGTCGGGGTCAGTGGACATCGGCGGCACTTTAAAGGCAGACATGGGCGGCGCTCCGTTTTCGAGTGAGTGGCGGTCAGTGCGTAAAACCAGACCATGGGGGCATGGTACGCCAGCCCTAGGGGGTCTGGTATCCACCAGCCCAAAAAAAGGCCCCCAGCACTCGCGCAAGTGTGGGGGCCGATTTGACATAAACGGCGTTACTCGTAACGCGGCGGTCACTCGCCCGGCGGCCGCTCAAACTATTTTCAGTCCGCCCGACGAACGGTAGCGTTTTCCGGCTGATTCAGCATCGCGCCAAGCTAAATAAAAGACATACGAGAGAATTTACCGATGTCTTTGAACCTCAACCTAAACAGCCTACTGCTGATCATCACCATCTTCGTCACCCTACACGGCCCCATTCCACCTGCCCCGCCGGCCCCCAACCCGGTCCTGGCCCTGCCACTGACGATGTGCCCCCGGTAAACCCGGGGTTCCTTTCTGTTCAGTGCGCCGCCGGCGCGGCCTGGGCATTTTGTTGGGCAATTTCCAGATTCCACCAGCCCGCCAGCCGCGAGGCGGCCAGCGCTTCGTGGTACTGGGCCCACTGCTGATCGCTGATCTTGCCGTGGCGGTCCAGCGCATTGATCTCGTCATACAGGTCAGTGAAGCGGCTCGCCAGATCGCTGGTACTGGTGGCATCCGCCACGGCGCGGATTTGCTGGCGAATAACGGCGTCGTCGAACTCGATGGGCATGGTGGGGATTCCTTTCAGGCGGAAAAGTTATTCCAGTGAGGGGCAAAGTTTTTCCGGTACCGCGATTCAGTGCAGCACCCGGGGCGGATCGATGCCCAGTTGCTCGGCCACGGCGTCAGCCTGGGCGCGCAGCGCTTCGATCAAGCGCCGGGTGCTGGCCTCTTTCTCGGCCAGCGCCGGGTCGCCCTGGGCGCGAATCTGCGCCAAGGCAGCTTGTAAGGCGGCGACCTGGGCGCGCAGGCGCGCCAGTTCCTCGCGGACCCATTCGCTACGGGGATCGCTCATGCAGGGGGCTCCTTTATTCATCGTCAGCGGCCAGCGCCGCGTCGTCGTCGGCATCGGCCAGCAGGCTCTTCAGGCGCAACGCCCGCTCGTGCATCTGCATGGCATCCAGCGACATCTGCGCCACGGCGTCGTGCACGTCGACCGGCTGGCCGGTCAACAGGTCGCCGTAACCTTCCTCGTCCAGGTCTTCACTGACCTGGGCATACACGGCCGCCTGGGCGGGGGTAAGTGCGGGCATGGCAGCGGGCTCCTGGTCAGTCGTCGGCAAAGCGCTGGTCACACGCCGGGGCGGTCGTCGCCGCCGGCCCGGCCGGCAGCGGCCCGACCTCGACCCCGGCGCCCTGGGCGCGCATGGTGGCCACCACGCGGGCCAGCTCGGCGTCACTCAGGGTCAGCAGCGCGGCCATGTAGAAATGCATGTGCAGGCCCAGCGCGCGCGGCTCGGCGCCGCCGGTGTACTTGCGCCATTGCGCGCCCTGGGCCAGCCCGGTCAGGTCGGCCATTTGCGGACTGGTAAAGCCCAGCTCGGTTTTCAGGCGCGCCAGCGCCTCGGCCGAGGGGGGCGTGTAGTGTGCGATTCGTTTCATCAGGCAGCCGTCAGCCCCGGGCAACGCACGGGGCAACCAGGAAGGGAGGGGTTAGAGTTTCAGCAACAGCACGGTGACGCCGATCGTCGCCAGGGCAACCACGGCGCCCAGGGCAAACGGGATCAGCGCCGGCCGGGCCGCCGCGCGCGGCGCCTGGCGCATTTCTTCATTAAAGGCCGCAACGTCGCTGTGCAGTTGCTGCAAATCCGGGGTGTGGGGCTGGGCATTGCTCATGCTCGATCATCCTTTCAGGGGCGGGCCGCGCCTGTTGCGCTGCCCTTGGGCACTACGGTGGACCCTTCGGCGGGCCAGTTCAAGCGCCGCCGATGGGTGGCCCCGCTTGCGCGGGGCCGGGCTTTAGCTGAAAAACTTGATCATCAGGGTGACCATGGCGACGATGGCGGTCACCAGACCCGCCCCCGCCGCGAAGGGATACCACTCCGATTCCCGTTTCAGCTTGACCGCCTCGGCGTTCAGCTTGCGGCTTTCCGCCATGAACTTCTGAATTTCGACCTGCAGTTTTTCCAGTTCCAACCGTTCGCGTTGTGACGACATACTGTTGCGTCCTTTCGGGCCTTGGGCCGCGCCCTCTGCGCTTCCCATGGGTTGCATTATGTACCCTTAAGGTACAACTAACAACCCCACGATCCACTTTATTTTTGCCTCGGAAGGTACGTCGTCAGTACCGCTTTAAAGCCCGATTTCGTCCATCAGGGCATCAAGCGCCTCGTCACCCTCGCGCGCCTGATAAGCCGTCAACAGCGCCGCACGGGTCATGTTTTCGGCCGGCGGCAGTACTGCGCCGCCGATAAAACGGACAGCCTCAATCAAGCGAGGGGTAGGCAGTTGGTTGGCCGCTTGCTGCATACGGGCCGAGAGTTGCGCGGTGGTCATCGGTCTGCTCCGGTGGCGGCCTTGGGTAAATCCCCGGCCTTGGAGCAGACTTTAAAACCGCTTCGTTAATTCGTCAATTCGTTATTTCGTTATTTCGTTATCTTGCCAACTGGCCGCATCTGCCAGCCCCGCATAGATGCTCAGCAGACGCCACACCGCATAAGGCGCCTCACCATCGCCGCCCGCCCACTTGCGGATTTTTCCCTGGCTGACGCCGACCAGCATGCCGGCCTTGCTCGCTGACAAGTCAGCCACCCGCAACAATTCGCGAAACTCGGCCACGCTCGGCGATTGCCAACCAGGAGCATAGGCGTCGAACAACCCGGGACGATCCAGAGCCAGCTCCTGGCGAACCTGTGCGGCCGACATCGAACGCGGCGGATCGCCCGGCACTTCCAACTGCGCCGCATCGAGCCGCAACGCAGCACGCATCGCCTCCCACAAATCCGGCGCCTCTATTTCAGAGCGTGACCCGTCACGCAGCAGCAACACAAACATCTATAGCCTCCAATGCTAAACCGCCGGCAGGGCCGGCGGATTGTCGTCTTTTCGTTATTTCGTTATTTCGTTATCAGGACGCAATCGGACCTTGACCGACACGCCGGCATTCCAGCACGTCCAGCCGGACGGCGAAGCCAGCAGCCCAACCCGGCCATAATCCTCGCACAGATAGTAGCCTTGAGCCTCCAGCCAAATGCCTATGTCAATCAGTAGCGCCCGATCAACCTCGGGCCGGCGTCTGAAGTCAGGCACGGCCAACACCAGGCAGTCGCGCTGCGTGCCTCCGGCAATGCGTGCATTAAGTTGGATGGCGTAATGCTCAAAAAATGCCGCCTTTAAAGCGACCACATGCGGTGCTTGCTTGGTCATCGGTTAAACCCCGGAGAGCGGCCTTGACGTAATGCCCGGCCTTGGATCGAACCTTAGAAGCGTTTCGTTATTTCGTCAATTCGTTATTTCGTTATCCGTGAATGCTGCCCGGCAGAAACAGCGCGCATCAGGGCCGGCCAGAAGGCCGCTATGGCCTCACCCTCCTATAGGGTGGCCACGCCATGGACTTGCCGGGCAATCGTCTCAGGCAGGCCCCACCGAGCCCGCAGACAGATAACTCACGCAAGCGAACCCCAATCACTGACCACTAGCGCGCGTGCGCGCTGACCAGGCCAACGGCCGGCGCGCGAAGTCGCGAAGGGCCGCAGGCCCACAGCGTCTGGAGGGCGCCTTGCTGAAGGAACGGCGGCGGAGTGAACGCCGAGCTGTTCCCTTGCCCCGCGCCTACAGGCGCGAAGTGGGCAGTCATATTTATTTCGTCAGTCAGTCATGCACACATGGCACGGTTCATGAGCTTTAAAGGCTCTGTTTTTATGCCTTGCGGTACCACTACACATAAAAACTTGCTGATTTTAAAAACCCAGCCGTACTGCCCGGCCGGCGCCGCGCCTTTTGGGGCGCTGGTCTGGCGGATCGAGGGGAAAGATCGAGCGGAAATAGGGAGATTTGAAGGCGCTGGCGAGTCGCTGAGGGCGTTTCCAGACTGCGGACGTGCGAAGGCACCGCCTTAGACGGTGAGGGGAATGGCGGGCTTAGGAGGGGTATCGCTGATTGAACAGCTTGATGCGCTGGGGCATCGTCAGCGGTTGCGTTTCAGGGTCGGAGCAGAAGTCCACCCAAGCGGCCGCTCGGGCGCGCTCGTTGTTCTCGGCGGCTTGTGCCTGAGCCAGCGCTTCCTGGCGACGGCGCGCGGCCTGGGCCTTAACGTGCGAACTCTTGCGCACTTCGCGATCGGCCGCGTTGCTGATCAACGCCTCGGCGCGCTGCTTGCCGAAGGTAGCCAGCAGTTGCTTGCGCTTGGCCTTCTTCTGCGATCGCGCCTCGGCCAGTTGATAGCCCAGCCCAAGCTGAATGAAGAAGCGCGGGCGGATATTGATCGTCACACGCGTGATCCAGTAGCGACCGTTATGGCAGATCCGACGCATCTTGCGGTAGACCAGCTTCGACGACTCCAGGGCGCCCATCAGCCGGGACACCGTCCACTCTTGCAGGGTGGTGTCTTCGGCCAGGCCGCGCTGACGATTGAGGCGGAATTCACCGGCCTTGTCCATGTAGCCCAGTACCAGGGTGGCAATGTCCAGGCGCGCCAGGATTGGCTCGATGATTTCGACCAGGGAATCCCAGCGCGTTTGGCTAGTGCGGTAGCCGCTGGTCTGGAAGGTGTCGAAGTCGCGCAGCCATTTACATTGGCGGTCTTTGGCCTCCTCACGCACCCGCTCGGCAGCGGTGCCGAGGAAAGTCCGGCGCTGGGCATCGGTCAGCGCACGCGGGCGGCGCGGCTGAGTCGAGCGATCGACACGCTTGAGGCGTTTGGCTGGGGCCTTGGGCTGGACGACTGACAGGCCGTTATAGGCCGCCGAGGCGGGAGCGCCTGGCAAGTAATGGACGGTGGCCTTGGCGCGCTTCATAGCGGACCACCGACAGCCAGAGCCACGCGCGAAACGCGGGCCAGGGGCTGCAAATCTATACGCCCCCGCATACGACCGGGGCGGCCTTCTAACGAGGCTTCGCCAATCATCCAAAACATCCCTAATGGCTAGGGCTTGCTTATGCGGTGATCAGCTAATAGACTTCTACCTGCCCGGTCGAGAAGCCATTTTTGTGCTGATCACCAGAAGCCCCCGTCCCGCCAAGGTCGGGGGTTTTCTTTTTTAAGCCTGCCGAAAACTTTCCAATTCTTCTTACTTCTGCCCGTTCGGGCTGACGGCGCTCAGAATAACGCGCCCGTCTTTCGTCGTCCACAATTAGTGTAAATTTACACAATCTTCAGCGTGACAAGGGCTTGCCGCAACGTCTCCAGTTGCAGCGCTTCCCCAGGATGCGCCTGATCGTCGTTGGCTTTTTGAATACATAGCCACGCAACGTACTGATTAATCGCGTCGATAGTAGACGCTTGGTCACTTTTGATCAAAGGGTTTGGAGAGGCAGTGTTCGGCATAAGGATTCCTTTCTACAGCTGTCGTTCGAATGCGGGCGATTCTATATAGAATCGCTCAATACTGGATAGATAAACAGTGATGGCCTGTCGCCATTTAGTGCGGCGGCACTCTACCCGAAGCCAGGCAAAACGCCGCCTACCGTCTGACGGCTGGCAATCATTCACCTCCTTCAACTTAACGCCCGCGTCGGACCTTTCAAGGGCATGCCGCAAATATCCTCAGAGCCCACCCTAGGACTTGGCGCCCGTTACGGCGGCGCCTGGCGCTGACTGGCAGCCCACACACCCCGCACATAGCCTTGGCACGCCTTGAGCGCAATCAGTCCGCGATCGCCGTCGCCGGTGATGCCGATAATTCGTTGAGCATGCGCGGGGTCAAGTTCGGCTCTTGTGCCTCCATGAACCACGCCGCCGGTGCCGGCAGTGGCTGGCACCCCGCTCCCGCCGACGCGGCCTGGCCCAGCTGCGAGGAGGACTGACAGCCGGACATTAGCAGTGGCAAGGCCATCAGACAGGCGTTGCTGAGCTTTCTTTTCATCGGATAATTCCTTGTGGTGGGTTTCATCGTTGGCTTGTAGCTGGACCTCCAGGGCGGCGCTCCTGCCCTGCTCGATCGCCAGCGCCGCCAGGGCGTTCTCGGCGCGATCCCGGGCCGCCTTGTCGACTTTGCCGGCCTGCTCGGCCAGCGCCTGGCCATAACGCCAGTCCTGCACCACCCAGGCACCGGCGGCGGATGCGCCGGCGATCGTCAACAGCACCAGGGCCAGCGCCCAGGGGCGCAGCGGCGGGGGGATCAGATCGATCATGGACATAGCACCGCCTTGGCCGTGGCCCACAGCGCCAAACGCTCCGCGCGGCCGTTGCCGCCGCCGTTGATCGTGCGCGTGATCGCCTCAAACTGGCCGGCGTCGGCCAGCTCGTTCAACCCGCGATCCCACCAGTACCAGGCCGCCGACAAGGCCGCATAGTTGGGCTGCTCCAGCAGCTCGGGCTGCACCAGCAACGGCAGCCCCAGGGCCTTGCCGCACAGCCGGTAGTTGTCGCTGAAGGTCAGCCCCAGCAACCCGCGCGCGCGGTAGCGGTAGCCATCGCCGGACACCTCGGGGCCGTTACCGTAACGCTCGCCATAAACGCGGTTGGCCATCTTTTCCGAGTTGCGCAAATAGCCCTTGGCAAACTCGACCTCGGCCGGATCGACCCGGCCATTGTGGTTCAGGTCAAAGCCATACTTGAACAACTGCGCGACCCGCTCGGGGTCTTTGTAGTAGAGGCTTTCCGACAACTTGGTCAGGTGCGCGGACTCGTGCCCGGCCTGGGCGAGAAAGGCCGCCACCCGCACCGGCGACGTGATGTCAAAGCGGGCCATGGCCAGGTTCAGCGCAGACACAAAAACGCCCGCGACAGGGCGGGCGTTGGGGAGAATGCGCAGCAATTGCTGCTCAGTCAGAATCATACAAACTCCAGGCATAAAAAAGCCGCTGATCGCGGCGGGTTGGGCATTGCAGTTAGGCCAGGCTCACGACCTTGACCGGTTTTTCCTCTTTCTTTTTCCGTCCCTTGGCCTTGGCCTTGCCCTTTTTGCCGCCGTTGCACTCGACCGTGGTCGACCAGCCGGCTTGGGTGTAAACCTGCTCGACCGAGTCCGCCAGGTACTCGCCATCGAGCCCGACCTTGAAGCCCTGGGCGATAATGGGTCGCTCGGCAAAGATGTCGGTGCGCCCCGGCATTTCCAGGCGCACGCCGGCGGTCGAGCGGTTGAACGCCGCCAGCCGCGCCTTAGCGGCGGATTCGGCGGCGCTCTTGTTCGGGTGAATGTGCCGATCGGTATGCACTGCCGGCAGGCCGTCCGGTACGTCGTCGTTTTCCAGGGAAACCACGGCGAGCTTCCCGGTCTTCTTGTCTTGATGCTTGGCCGCCACCGCCTTGTGCGCGTTGCGATCGCCCAGGCGGAACTGCCAGCGGCTCACGTCAGGCCGGGTCAGGGTGATGGCCCCGAACTGTTGACCACTCGCGCTTTGCCCCGCCTGGCGCGGCATCACCAGTAATTTGCCGTCCGCCACCTTGGCCGTGCAGTCGTATTGCTTGGCCAGGCGCGTGAGAAAGTTAAAGTCAGACTCGTTGAGCTGATCGACCCGGGGCACTTTCGTGGCCACCTGGCACGCCGGCTGCCAGCCGTTACGCGCGGCGATGTCGCTGACAATGGTCGACAGCGGCACGTTCTCCCAACTGCCATTGCGTATGGTCTTGCCGCTGCCGCGCATGTCGCTGGCCTTGCCCCGGATCACAATCGAATCCGGCGGACCGGACACCTCGACCTCATCCACCACATAACGCCCCAGGCGCGCCAGAGACGTCTCGGCGTAGCCCAGGTAGATCTCCAGCCCGGCGCCGCGCCGGGGCAGCGCCACCTGGCCGTCTCGGTCGTCAATGCGCAATTCAAACTCGTCCGACTCCATGCCGGGTTTATCCGAGGTGCGCAGCAACAACAGCCGATCGTTGATCAGCGCCGTGATGTCGGCACCGTCCGCGACGATTCGAAAAATGGGAGTCATGGAAAAGATCCAAAAAAAAACCCGCTCAAGGCGGGCTCAATGGGTAGGCCGTTACGCGTAACGGAAAGCGGCGCCGGCGGCGACCTCGATCGCCGTCAGTTCCAGAGAGTTACCTGTTCTTCCACTGGCCCGGGCAGATCCGGCAGCACGATTAGCAGCCCGGCGCGGTAGGGCTGCCCCTCTTCGGCCAGCCCCTGATTGGCATCCAGCACCGCCTCGACACAGCCCGCCAGATGGCCGTAGTAGTCGTGACAGATGGTGTCTAACAGATCCCCGTCAGACGTTCTGCATGTCGTCGCCATAGCGCACAAACTCCAGGGTGAACTCTTGTTTACGCGGGATACCGCCCTGCATCAGCGCGCTCTGATCCTCTTCGACGCTCTTCAGGCACCAGGCCCCCAGCACGTCGCCATAACCCGTGGTCAGGGTCAGCGGCTTGAGCTGAGCGCCGATCGAGCGCAGCGTGTCGAGCTGCTTCAGTCCGCCCTTGAAGCCCGGGAGAATCTTGCCCTTGAGGGTTATTTTTTCCTCCCCAATACCGACGCCTTGCTGCGCCGAGCGGCGCGACAAACGCTCTTGGGCGGCCCAACGGAATTCCGTCGAGCGGCGCAGCGTGTCAAAAGCTGCCGTGTCGAGGTTGAAGAAATACGGCTTGGCCTTGGGGTCTTGCGGCTGGATGATCAACAGGTGCGGGAACGGCTTCACCGCCTCCGGTGCCGGCGTGCCGTCCTTGGCAAACATCCCCGTGGGCACGATGTTGGCCAGCGAGGGGCTGACCTTGCCCGCGATCTTGTTAATCGCCGTAGACGCCCGACTGGCCTGATCCTTCAGGGTGCCCAGGCGTTCGTCCACTTGCGACATCGCCCGGGAAGCGCGGTTGTAGGTGGCCACCACCTGGCCGACCTTGGCTTGAGCCGCATTCACCCCGCGCATGACGCGCTGAAGCTTGGCGCCGATCGACGGCCCAATAAAAGGCACGCCCTCCAGCTCCGACGCGGCGCCGGTGATTTCGCCGATCGCGCCATTGAGCGGGCCCATCATGCCGTCCAAGCTGCGCCGACCTGTTTCCCCAGCAGTGGCCAGGTACTTCAGCCCCCCCTGTAATTTCTGCAATGCAGACTCTTCCACAGCAGGCATAAGCCCCCCTCATTAGACGTTTGGCTCGTCGTACAGCTTGCGGCTGTCCAGTTGCTGGGCCATTTGGCGATAGTGCTGATCAAGCAATGGCCGGAGCCGGTTAAACAGCGCATTGTCGTCCCGCACGTCACCCTGAATCGTCAGGCTAAACGGCGCGTTGATATCCACCTTCGAATCGACTTTGGTCACCGCTGGTTTTTCCGCCGGCGTCGGTGATGGCTTGGCCAGGCGCGCCGCCTTCGCGTCCTCGCTGGCCGGCGGCAACATCATGGCCCGCGCCACATCGCCAGCCTTGACCTCCGGCACTGGACGCATCGACGCCGGGGCGGCCGGCGTTTCAGGGGCCGCCACGGGCTTGACCACCAACGGCGCCAAGGCCGGAGCCTGGGCCACCGGTGCCGGTGCCGGCGAAGTCATCACCAGCGGCGCCTGGGCCGGAGTCTTGACCACCGGGGCCAACGGTTTGACCACCAACGGCGCCAAGGCCGGAGCCTGGGCCGCCGGTGCCGGTGCCGGTGCCGGTGCCGGCGAAGTCATCACCAGCGGCGCCTGGGCCGGAGCCTTGACCACCGGGGCCAACGGTTTGACCACCAACGGCGCCAAGGCCGGAGCCTGGGCCGCCGGTGCCGGTGCCGGTGCCGGTGCCGGTGCCGGCGAAGTCACCACCAGCGGCGCCTGGGCCGGAGCCTTAACCACCGGGGCCAACGGTTTGACCACCAACGGCGCCAAGGCCGGAGCCTGGGCCGCCGGTGTCGGTGCCAGTGTCGGTGCCGGCGAAGTCACCACCAGCGGCGCCTGGGCCGGAGCCTTGACCACCGGGGCCAGCGGCTTCACTACCAACGGCGCCGGCGCCTGGGCCTGGCCCGCGTTGGCCAACATCAGCGGCACCGGTGCCGGCGGCGCGAATGATTGGGCAATGCGCCCCATCACCGGCGGAATGTCTTTACCGGCATCCCTCATCATCAACGGGCCAGCGTCCGGCATGCGCTTGAGTTCGTCGGGCGTGCCAAACGCCGCTTTACTCGCGTAGCCGCCCAGGGCGTCACCGCCCACACCGCCAAAGTAACCACCGATCAAGCCGCCGATAATGGTCCCGACCACCGGCAGTATGGCCGTGCCGATCGCCGCACCCGCTGCCGCCCCGCCCAGTGAGCCCACCAACCCACCGGCGGCCCCACCGTAACCTTCGGCCTTCTCGTCCTGCGTCACGGCGTTTTCATAGGTGTCATAGGCCTTAAACCCGGCCTCGACGAACGCTAGCAATGCCGGGCCTTTAATCCCGCCACTCACCGCCCGCCCGATCGTGCCGACGGCACCGGCTGAGCTGGCGACCTTGGCCGTGCTGGCGGCTGCTTTAGCGCTGCTGGTCGCCGCCTTGGTGGTGCTGGCCGCTTTAGCGGTGCTGGTCGCCGCTTTGGTGGTGTTTGAAGTCGTCGCGGCGGCATCTGCCAACTTGCCAGCCTTACCACCCCGCCCGCCCTTCTTGCCCTTTTTATCGCGCTTCCTGTCGTCGTCCAGATCGCCAATATCCGGCCCGCCACCGCCAGCACCACCGGCGCCCCCCACCACTATGACCTTTTGGGGAATGTTCGGATTGCCCATCAGCGTGCCGCGCCCGATGTTCATCAGGCCCTTGGCCACCTTGAGCGCGCCCATGGCGCTGGTGATCCCCGCGACGGCCGCCACGGCGGCGCCGATCCCGGTCACCACCTTGGGCGATTCCTCCGACAGCTTGCTGAGCCCCTGGGCGACGTACGTCAGCCCGTCCGCCACCGCATCCGTGACCGGGCGGAACGCGTCACCGATCGCGCGCATCGCGTCGTCAGCGCCCTGAGCCATTTCCGCCCATTTCTGCGCCGAGGACTGGCGGCGCTCTTCCAGGTTCTTATCCAGAATCCCGGTGGCGTTGGCCGACTCCTTTTTCAGCCGGTCATACAGATCCTTGTTTTGCATGTAGGCCGTCAGCGCGCCCTTCACCTGCATGTCGGCGAACAAGTCGCCGGTGCGCAAGGCTTGCTCCAGGGATGCCAGCATGGCCTTGGCCTTTTCCGGGTCCGTCTCCTTACTGATCTTGGCCGTGGCTTCCGCCATGGCGGCGGCCTTCTTCGGGTCGGTCGCGGCGATGTACTTTTGCGCCAGTTCAAAGCTGGATTCCAGCGTCGACTTACCGTTCTGCAGGCCGGTGTTCATCGAGCCCTGATAATCGATCCCAGCCTTTTTGTAGGCTTCGACCGTATCCCCGGAGCCGATCTTTTCCATCCAGTTTTTGAGGTTGTTGGCCGCTTCATCCGAGCCGCCGGCGGTCTTCATCTGTACCTGAAGCATGGCGCCCAATTGCGACACCGAGTCCATGCCGGTAATGCCCAGCTTGCCCATGCCGGCCAGCAACTCAGGGAACCAACGCGCCATGTCGGCCGCTTCAAAGCTGCCCGCCTGGCCTTGATAGGCGATCGCCTCCAGGGCCTTTTGCATCACCGCCGGGTCGGAAATTTTGGCGTTCTGCCCCAGGGCGTTGATCATGCGCGCCGTTTCGCCGCCGTCCGAGCCTTGGCCCACGGCGAACTTGGCCGCTGTCGGCGCGTATTGCAGCGCCTTATCCAGCTCCATGCCGGCCCCGACCAGGGCATTCACCACCTCGGCCACCTGATTGCGCGCCATGCCCGTGTCCCGGGACGTGTCGACAATGGTTTTCGACAGCTGCGCCTCTTCGGGCTTGTTGGCAATGTTGGCCTTGATCGCAATGTCACGAATGATCGCGCCATAGTCCGCGCTGACCTTAGTCGGAATCACCATCGCCGCCGTCGCGGCCGCCGCCTGGCCGATACCGCTTTTCAGTTGCTGCTTGCCTTCATCAAGCTGCATGTGCCCCTTGGCTTTCAGCTCGGCCTTGTGCGCTGCCGCGCCCATGCTGGCGTAAGCCTTGGTCAAATTGCGCACTTCAACCCCCTGCTTGCGCAGGCTGCTGAGATTGGATTCCAGTTGTTTCAGTAGCGTCTTGGCGCCTTTTTCACCCGCCTGATCCGCCTTGCGCCACTCATCGCGCAAGCGCATGGTGTCGCCAATGGTCTTTTCCAGCACCCGGGCTTTTTGCCCTTCGGCCTCCAGGCGCTTAATGCGCCCGGTGACATCCTTAAACGCTGCGCCCACGGAAGAGCTGACCGCCCCGCCAATGACCAGGCCGAGCGCGAGTTTGTTCGCCATGTGCGTGCCCTATTCGTCGTCGAGTAGATCAAGGGCGGCTCAATCCGTGAGCCACCACACCATCCGATCAAAAGTCATGGCCTCGATCTCGGCGGCAGAAAACCCCGTTTCTGCCGCCAAGCGTCGAGCCGCTAACCTGAGGGTGGTCGCGTTAAACGTCGTCCTCGTCGACCAGGCGAAAATAGCCAGCCTGCAAACGCTTGTAGTCGACCAGTTTCAGCGCCATCAACTCGGCCTCGGTGGCCGTGAGCAAGCTGGAAAACAGCGAGATTTCCATCTTTTCATAGTCGCCGCCCCCGACCGCCTCGGCGGCGCGCACGTCACGCACACAGGGCGCGCGCATGGTCAAACGATCTTGTAAAAGGCCGCCCAGGTTGGCCGGGTACTTGAGCGTTACGGTCACGCCGTCGGCGGACACAGCCAGCCAGGCCGGGAGCGGTTTTTCTTGGGTTACTGGAGTCATGTCACTTGTCCTTAGAGGCCGATGGCGGCGCGTTCAGCGGCCAGTTGATCGACACCGTCGATCACCTGAATCATGTTGATGGGGTCGATCTCGTACATCACTCGCCCGTCGATTTCGAGCTTGTAATAAACCAGCTTCATGGCGTGCTTGGACTCGGCCACGGTGGCCGGCTTCCAGTCGCCCATGTCGACTTCTTTGAGACCGCCGCGCATGGTCACCACCACTTGCTTGACGGCGCCTTTCAGGCCCTTGAAGGCGCCCCGGAATACCGCGTTGCACGCGGTCTGATCAGCCAGGCCGAACCACTTCAGTGCCTCACGACGCACGCCGTTGGTGGTAAAAGCCGACTCCAGCTTTTCCAGGCCCACGGCGAACTCGATCGGGGCGGACATGCCGCCACCTTGATAGTCTTCGGTCTTTTGCGTCAGCTTCGGCAGGGTCAGCGTCGGCACATCGCCTTGGAAACTGACGCCGTCAATGAACATCGCGCAGTTGGTCAATACTTCAGGAATCATGGTTTAGCCCCCTTAGGCTGCTTCAAGAACTTCGGTCAGCCACTGGTTGGTGACTTCAATCAGGAAATTCGGGTTTTCCGCCGGCGGCACGTCGGTGAAGCGAATACGCCAATACACCTTGCCCTGCTCGATTTGGCTGGCGGTGTTCATTTCGGTGTCGGCGAACACTTCAAAGTTGATGATCGCGCCGGCGTTTTTCTGGTCGCGCATGAACGCCTGAAGGCCTTCGGTCACGTCGGTGACATAGGTTTTGGTGATCGAGCGATCGACCGCCCATTTGTGCCCCGCCTGGATCGCATCCATCAGGATGTCGCAGGTGCGTACGCGGGTAACAAACGACCATTTCGGATCGCTCGACAGCGTGCGGTTACCCCACAGGCGATAACCGCCGTCACGGATGATCGTCGCGATATTCGCGTTGTTCAGCAGATTGGCGCGGCAGGTCGGGTCGTCGTCCAGGTACTCGATCGGGCGCGTGGTGCCGGTGATACCGACAAACTCTTTGTTCGACGGCGAGGCCCAATAGCCATAGTTCGCATCGGTCCAGGCAAACAGCCCCGCGACCCACGCCGAGGCCGGCGCGTCGATGGTCTCGCTGGCGATGGTGTCCCAGTACTTCACACCCGGATCAGCCATAAACAGGCGTTTGCTGCCGAACTCCAGGGCGTAGGCCAGCGCGGCCTCGTCGGTGGTGTTCGGGCCGTCGATGATGGCGATCGCGCGCAGCTTGCCGGCCAGGCCGTCCATGGCAGTCGCCACGGCTTGGGTCGAGGAATGCCCCGGGGCAATCAACAGTTTCGGTTGGGCGTTGTGTTTGCTCTTGCCGTCCAACAGCGCTTGCAGGCCGGTACGCTCGCCAGAGGCCAACACGCCGCCGATGATGGCCGAGGTTTGCAGCGCCTCGTCTTCGAGCTTCGGCACGCCCACCGCGACGATTACCGCCTTGGCACGGGCATAGATCGCCTGGGCGGCACGGGTGATCGCCGCATCAGCACCGAACGCGGCAATGGCTTCGCGCTCAGTGGTGATCAACACCAACTCGCCGGCCTTGGCCTTGGCAAGAAGGCCCGGGGTAAAGGTGTCGCACAGACCAATGATCGAGGACGACGGCAGCGAGATAGTGCGCGCGCCGGTGTCGATCAGCGACATGGTGATGCCGTGAGTAAAGCTCATAGGGTCAATCTCCAGAAACGAAAAAGCCCCGCGTGTGCGAGGCCGTGAGGGGGTAAAAGCGTTACGCGTAACGGAAAAGAAAACGCCCCGTCAGTGCGGGGCGTTTATTGGGTTTGCTCGGCCAGCCATGCCGGGGCGATCGGGCGGTGATCCACCAGGGGAAACTCCGCGCCTTGCGGCCAGTCGCGCAACTGCCGGCGGTAGGCCTGCAAGGCGGTGTATTGCTCAGCCGTGAGGGTGGTCGCCAGGCCGCTTTCCACTTCGTCG